TACCCGTTTCCTCGCCGCATACGGGGCAGGTGCCGCAGTAGCCGTCCCCGCTGTCGGGCTGCGTCTCGAATATCCGCTGGGCGTGGCGCATGGCTGTGTCGGTAGTCATTTCAGCTCCAGAGTAGCCGGCAGGCGGGTTAGCCTTTGATGCACCGCCACGCTGCCTCGGCCGCCACACTTGGGGCACAATGCTCCGGTATTGGTGTCGGTGCCCTTACCGTCACAAGTCACACACTTGGACCGCTTTTCTTCCGTGGCCACCTGGCCCTTCTCGCGCTCGTCCATCCAGCGCCAGCCGCGAAGCCAGCCAGCGGGATACTTCTGATAGACTGGCTCTTGCTTCCGCATGATCGGGGCCTGCCAGTCCAGGGCCTCCAGGATGGTCATGAAAGTCTTTTCGTCGATCTTGAGGGACCGCCAAGCTTTCCAGGCGTCCCCCTTGTCTTTTTTGCGTGGATATTTTTTCCAAAAGACTTCAAACCACGGATCGGTTTTGTATGGCTGCGCTGTCATCCCGCCCTCTAAGGTTTGACGGATCCTCTTTACTCCCCGGGCGTCCCGCCGGTCTGTATTCCGTCGGCATGTAGGTGAGGGGGCCCACATGTCCCGGGGAGTAAGGAGAATCCGTCCGCCTGTACAGTCAGGCTTTGTCTTTGTTGGCCGTGATCTTCAGCATCGCATCCGTCTTGAGGACGCGGTACACCTTGCCGTTCTCCAGCATGATTTCGGTCCGGGTCCGACTCACCAAACCGCCGATGAGGGCTCTAAGGCTTTCCGTTTCAGCCTTGGAGGGTGGCGGCACGGTGAACAGGCGCGTGATCCACCCGCGCAAGGTCGGGTCATCCACGGGCACGTAGTCCTGGTCTGTGTAAGGCGGTGGCGTCTTGTTGATGATGCAATCCCAAAAGTCACCAGCCGCGGCCAGAGCCGCATCTTGGAGGCTGATGTTGGGTTCCACTTTGATGGTCTTGAAGTTCTGCCCATCCATCGTCTTGACGTAGAACCAATCAAGGGTTTCCATTGCGGCCATCTGGTACTGCATTTGGGCCATGTGGTCAGGCTTGATGTTCTCAGGTCCATCCAAGTCGTAGTAATCCTTGCCGACGTACTTCATTTCCAGGCCGGTCTTGATACCCTCCGCCCATCCGTCCAGGCTTACATGGACGTGGGGCATGAGGGTGGACTCGAAGCAGCCCGGGGGAAAGTCAATCCCGCTTTTCAGCTCGTAGCCGGCCCGCATCTGCTTTTCGCGGTCGTGGCCCTTGGCCATCGCATCGTTGACGATCTGCTCCTGGTCCCCTTGCGTCTTGCCCAGGTACAGCTTGTAGGGCGTGCTGTAGGTGCTGAGGCCCAGCAGCACGGCGATGTCGGACGAACCCACTCCGCCTTTGCGCCAGGCCAGCCATTCCGGTGTGCCTTGCTCTAGCTCTACCTTTTTGTATGACATTTAATCCCTCATAGAAGAATTTGATCAACCCCGAAACCCCTTCAATTTGAAGGGGAATCGGCGTGGGTCAAAGGTCGATGTCTTCCGTTTTCAGTTTGGGCTTGGCTTCCGGTTTGGGCCTTTTCTCCTTCAGGTCGTGCAGGAAGGCCCCTAACTCGCCCATTGCCCCGGAATTCATCAGCCGCGCCGTGGCTTCCGTCTTGTTGAGCTTGCTCAGGGGTGGCGGCAAGGTGGCGTCGTTGATGAACTCCACCTTGAAGTGGCCGGCTCCGCGATAACTGTCGGCCCCGATCTTGGCCGTGATCTTGGCGGCCGGGTTCAATGCCCCCCCGTTGATGCCGTCGGCCATCTTGGGGAAGTCCTCGACGGACCGCAGGCCCGCCGCCGCCAGAGCGCCGAAGGTGACTTTGCGGCCGCCTTCGGTGTGCAGCCAGCCTTGCCAGCGGAAGGTTTCAAAGAAGTTTTCCGGGTTGTCGCTGGCGCCGCCCGTGAACTCCACGTTGAGGTCGATGAAGGCGTATTCCCTGTCCTTGCTGTCTGTGGCCAGGCCGTAGTCCAGCACTTGCGCCGGCCAGTAGCCTTCGGAGGGTGTCAATTCAGGCATGATGTTCCCTTGAGGATGAGAAGTTGAGGGTTAGGCGGCCTGTTGCAGGATCGTTTCGACCTTACCGCGCAGGACCTTGAGCTTGTCCACGTCCTTGCCGTACTCGGCCAGGCGCGTGGTGACGAGTGCTTTTTGTTCGGGAACGGCCAACTGGTCTTGAAGGTTCTTGATGTTGCGGATGATTACTTCCGGGTCCTCGCTGTTGGAATTGGCAATGGCGTCCATCAACGCCTTGTAGCTGGCTCCACGGGGCAGCATGATCTTTTCGGGCAGGCCCAGGCGGTTCTTGGCGTCGAAGGCCGGCCGGCGTTCGGTGAACAGGTATTGAAGGCCATCGTCCAGGCCGCGGGCCCCCTTGTCCTTGCCGGCCACGCTGATGTCCCGGTTGAGGAAGAACACGCCGTCCGCAGCCTCTTTCCAAAACTTGGCCGCGCTGTACTGATTGCGGTCACTGACGCCCAGGGTGTAGCGCATGTACGGGGCCAGGGTGGCGGGGTCGTTGAATTCGATGGCCTTGGCGTGGGCCAGGACAAGAATGGTCATGTCGCGGATATCGCGGGCCTTGGCCAAGAGGGTGTAAAACTCCCGCCACAGTTCAAGGGCCACGCCATAGCCCTTGTTGTAGCCGCCGGCGGCCTCGTCGATGTTCTTGGGCTTCTTGGGGTCGTCGAGGCAGACGCGCCGCCAGTTCAGGGGTTCCAGCCAGTCCACGGTATCCACCACCAACGTTTTGAAGTCGTGGGCCCCGTCCACGATTTCAGTGGTGGCCGCCATCACATCGTCCCAGGTCTTGGGACGCGGAAGGCGGTTCACGTTCAGGTCCTTGGTGCCTTCCTCCCCTTCCAAGAAGATCGGCGCTTCCGCCTCGCTGCCGAAGGTGGACTTGCCCGAACCTTCTGGCCCGTAGATCAGGAAAATGTTGGGCTTCTTGATCTTGCCGCTGGTGACGCGGGAGAGGAAACTCCCCGGCGCATTGGTTGGCTTTGCTGTCTCGGCTCCCATGATCTTTCTCCCTCAGTGGTTGGTTGATGCCCTATATTAGTTGGTGGCAAGCATAGTGTCAAGGAGTTTCTTACTACTTGACACTATTTTTTTTCGGTGTACGATAGCCCTATCTTCTCGGAGCCGGCTCATGTCCAGCAAACCCCTTAAACTCGGCCACGGTGTTTTTATTTCCACCCTGGCCACGGAACGGCGCATCCACAAGAACACGGTGCGGAAAGCCCTGAAACGCTATTCCATCGCCATGAAGCTGATGGATGGGCCCAAATTCCCCTACCGTCCCCAGCAGGCCTTGACCATCAAGGATGCCGCCACCTTTGCTCTCAAATGGGACGAAGAACATTCCAAATGAGCTATTCCAAGTACCACGCCAAACGGACGACGGTGGACGGCATTGCCTTCGCCTCTAAAGCGGAGGCCTCTTTCTATTCCACCCTCCAGCTGCTCAAAGCCGGCGGCAAGATCGAATCCTTTCAATGCCAAGTTCCTTTTACGCTCTATGCCGACATCGTTTACATTTGCGATTTTCTTGTTAAATTCCCGGGCGGCTTCGAGCGTGTCGTCGATGTTAAAGGCGTTATGACCCCTGAATTTCGCATCAAGCGGAAACTATGGGTCAAGGATTACGGGTTCCTTTACGGTGGTGATATTGTCATCGTCAGGAACGGCCTTTGGCCGGCGCTTTTCCCTTCGATGAAGGCTTAGGAAAAGCCTTGTCCAGCGCCTCGCGGATCAAATACGCAATGGCGCGTTCCTGCTCCTTGCCGATGTCCTCAAGCTGGCGGAACCGTTCCCGGCTCACATAGCTGGTGATCTGGACGATGTTCGGGTTATCGGTTTTCATTAAGCGCCTCTTTGACTTTGCGGTTAATTTCCTTCTTCTCCATCACGTCGATCCTGTCGGTCCACCGCCGATCTTCCCACAATGCGCCGTTGTGGAATCCGGCATCATAGGAATCAGCCAAGCGCACGGCGCAAGGGTTTGGATCCTGGGGAAAATGCCCGTCCCGGTTCGCTTGCCAGGCCATGCCCAGGATCAAACCAAGGCCCACAAGGATGAAGATTTCCGGTAGGCGCTTCAATTTTTACCCCCGGCCTTTGGCTTCAAAGCGCGTTCCTTCATGCGCTTTACTTCCGCCGCGGCTTCGCCATCCGTGGCGTATTCGATGGACTGGACCGACACAGCCGGGATGACCAGGCAGGCTTCGCCAGCTGTGTCGCCTTGGCAATGAATCCAATCCGGGAGGATTTCCACCTCCGTGGCCGGCCTGAATTCCGTGACGCGGCCGTTCAGCATCCAAATGCGGACTTTGCCGGTTGTGGGAAGTTTCATAGCAGCGTCTTCCCTTCCAAGGCCGCCCTGGCCGTATCGAGCTGGCCGCGGCGGTAGCCGGCCTCAAAGCCCCGTTTGATGAGCGTCTTCATCCACGCGGAGCTTGGCAGATCGTCGGGGATCGCTTCGGCCAAGTATTCGGCCTCCTGTTCTGGTGTGCGTTTCGGCTGGCTAATCGTCGTCATGGTCAAACCTCCCTGATGTTTGGATGTGGGAATTCTCGCATGTCCAGCAAATGCGCTGGGTTGAAAAGTCTTGGGTGAAATCCTTACCGCAAACGGCCCGCCGGGACTTGATCCATGAACTGATCGAAGCTGACTTCCTTGGAAAACTTCGTCACCTTGACCATGCGAACTAGATCGCCGTTGCCGTAGGTGTCCACGGTCCAACCCGTTTCCACGTAGGCCGGGACTTCGTGAAGATGGACGTGTTTGTAAGTGGTCATGGTTTCCCTCAAAACCTCCCTGGTACAGTCCAGGGCCTTTAGGGCTTGAATGCCCAAGGCTGGCGAATGGCCAGCCTTTGGAACTCAAGCAGGCTGGCCCTCCTTGGCCCCGCGCACCTGGTGGCACTCGAAGTCGTGTACCAGCGCGTCTAGCTCCGGGGTGTCCTCGGTGCCGGGGTAGCGCCGGCCGGTCTCCTGGCAGAACTTCTTCAGGGCCTCCTGGAGGTCCTCGTCGCTGAACTTCTTGGCGGTCTCGACGCTGTAGGCTTCAAGCACCGCCGCCTGCAGCTCGTCGCGCATGGCCTTGGACGCCGGGAAGTAGATGTCCTGGTACTCGCCCATCGTTGTTTTCCTGCTGGGCATCGAAACGAAAAGGCCCGACTTCCCTTCGATGACCCTCAGTCCAGTCAGGTACACGGCATCAGCCACCTTGCAGGAAACCAAGGCGCGGAGGGCGTCTTTTTTAAAGAGACTGACGTGAATTTGGCTGAAGATGGATTCTTTGGCTTTGGTCGGCATGAATTCCCTCAGAGAATGGAGCCTGTACAGTCAGGCCCTTCGATAACTGTACTGTACAGTACCGTAGAACAGAAGTCAAGTTTAGTGTGCTGAAATCGCCTAGGGAAATAAGGCGAATAAATTTAGTTTGACATGCTTTTTATTTTGGGTGTATTCTTCCGTCATTCAAAGCGGTGTGAAAGCCGTCGAGCTGGCCCCAAACCTGTTTTTCGGGATGTCGTGGCGCTCCGCAAGGGGCAAGCCCGGCCAGTGGGCACTTTCACCCACGGCATCCCCAAGAACAGGTTTTTGTTTTACAGGTGCGCCAGCTGATACTTGCGCAGGATTGAAGGCGAAAGCGGGTTTCCACCCAATGCGGGCCTTTACCCGTCCAAGCCTTCAATGCCTCAAGGGACTCCCCAGGCAATGCTAACCGCTACCCAGGGAAAGCCTTTCCAGTCAGCCTAAAGGCGCTGGACAAGTCCAAAGGATCCAAACCAAAGGGGAAAATCTTCCCCTTAAAGGCTTCCTATATTGATTTCCTTGCAGCCCGCTAGGGCCGCCCTTAGTGTCATCGGCGTAGCCGGGACACACAGGCGCTCTTGACCTGGCACTACCCCTTCGCCTACACTGAAACCATCTCAGCGCCTACACCGCACGCCTTCACAATTTGGCATCCCGCCCGCTGATGCAGCCTGAAACGGTAGCCCTGAAATGCCCCCAGCTCCAGCGCCTAGACGAACCGACCTGATGCAAGCGGTGTTGGACGATTACACCATCTGGCGCAATGATGATCTAGGTGCTGATGCTGAATTCCTTAAGGTCAAACATCCTGAAATCCCAATCAGCACGTTTCGAGTTTGGCTTATGCGCTGGCGTGAACGTACTGCCAAGGGATTGCATCCAATCACTTTGACCGTTTCACCCAATGCCGCAACCATTGCCGCAATACTTGCAAGGGTTTCTGTCCAAGACAAAGCCAAGGCCAAAGGCGAATCGTTTCAAAAAGAAACGTTGCGGACTGATGAAATTGAGGGATTGAGTGTTGATGGACCCTTAATGTCCATGCTCCCAAAAGCAATTGCAATTTATGAAAGGTCTTTAGAAGGAAAGGCGATTAGCGTTGGCACGCTCAAGACCGCGACCGCATTGCTTGAAGCTGCAGGCCATCTTGGGAAGAATAAGCAGCCAGAGAAAATTTCCGCCTTCGTTAAATGGTCCACCAACAACTTGAAGTCACTCATGGCCGAGCTGGTGCCGGATGTGATGACGACTAGAGTAAACATAGAACAGGCTCCGACATTCAGTGGACCCGAACCGGATCAAGTGGCAGATCCTGCTAGGACTGATGACTTGCCTGGCTCCATCCCAATAGATGCCTTACCCTCCTCTACTGCTGATACCGAAACCACTTCTCCTTCGGGATCAACTTCCTAAGACCCTACCACCTTGTTTTGAAGCAGGGTAAATCATCTCTAAGCACCCACACCCAGCGCCACAAAATTTTCACGCTACAAGTTTTCAGCCTAAGTAAAATAATCCCCTACTCCCTTAACATTCTTGTTGACACTTCATGCCAGTATGGAGTAGTGTGTCCACATGGAAGACGACATCGTACTCACATGGTCGTGGAAGAAACTTCAAGCTCGAAAGGCTGAGCGCGAAGCGCGTCACCAGGCCCATCGGTTGATCCAGTATTGGGGGTCTGATGATCGTGAAACCGCGATAGCTTTAAGTCACTGGCTTGGCTGTCGGATCAACTGTGTGCGGCTTGGAATCCTTTCCCCTTCGCTTCTGGTGCCGTGGTGAACTCCAAGGAAACCTGGAAATCCATCCTGGGCATCATCCTCATGTTGGCCGTCCTCTTTCTCTGCCGGCATTCATGAACTTCCCCATCCGATTCCGTTGTGCCGACTACACGCCCGCGGCCTTCATGTGGACGCCGCCCAGCCTGAAGACGGAGCGCCTTCTTGGCGTCGTCGGCTGCGAGTGCCTGGGTACGGGCATCAAGGCCAAGGTGGTCGATAACGTGGACGACATTTCAGGCTTGGAACTATCCCACAACATCCCCTGCCCCTGCCTGCACATGGTCGTGGAGGACCTAGCCCACCACAACGTCGTCAGCAAGGAGGTCAACGCCCACTTCTGCGAGGTCGTGGAATCCGGGCGACCCTGCGAATGCCTTTGGTGTGAACAGCTGAAAAAGGTCATTGGTTCCACTCGGTGGAAAGCGTGAGAAGAAAAACCGCTTGGCATCGAGAAGAATTTGATTTGGATGCGCTATGGGCCAGAATGTTTGCGCTGATTATAAATTGGTGGCGCTCATGCTTCCGTTGATGGCATTGATTCGGTATGAAGGCCGTTGGACATCTAAGGAATTTACGGTTTTTACTTGCCTGCTTTTTGTGATGATTCCTAAAAACTATGTCTACCTTTTTTCGGATGTTTCGGCCTCTTGCCTTCTGGACCCTATCCTTTTGGTTGGCTGTCTTTTGGTAGCTTAGTTCCACGTGGAACACTTACCCACATGTTCCAAACAATTCTATTGACAACCTTTGAACATCTGACGCTATAATTCACCCCAAGGGGTAGTAGTCCCTTGGGAGGCCACAAGATATGCCTTTCAAATCCAAAGCCCAAGAACGCTGGATGTTCGCGGCCGAGAAACGCGGCGAAGTGAAGCCAGGCATGGCCGAGGAATGGGCACACGCTACCCCTTCTATCAAAGAACTTCCCCAGTACGTCAAGAAGTCGGCCCGGGCCGCGGCTCTGCGCCGACAGCGCGACAAGGGGAAACCCTGATGTGGCAGCACCCCGCAGGCGGCTTGCCGCCCTCTCCTATGATGGCCCCACCCGCGATGCACCCGGCGATGGCTGCATTACACGCGGCACGGATGGCCGGCCCCCACGGGCCTGCCCCAGCCCTTGCCAAAGGGCCTGCGGCACCGGGGGCCGGTAACAGGAGCATGATGCGCGGCCACACGGCCCCGCCCCAGCTCGGGAACAAGTCGAAACTCCTTTCCGCCATGCCGCACACCAATGGCGTTTTGACCAATAGCCCCCAGGGACCCGGGGCCCCACCGTTTGGAGGTATGTGATGGCGAAGGAAGCCCGTTTTGCCTTGCAACAGGTCAGGCAGGATCCGCCCCAGGATGAGGAGGGCCCGGACGAATCTGGCAATGCCCGTCTGGTGGAGAACGACCACGGGAAGGAAGCCTTCGAACACAGCCACCCCCACGAACACAACGAAGAAGACAGTCCGATGGCCTTTGATTCCGAAAAGAAGCGCAAGAAGTACACCCACACCCATTTGCATCGCCACGAACACGAATCCCACTATTCCCACGAACGCGACTTTGACCACCCGGGCAAGCAGCCCGAGAAACCCCACGACTCCATAGGCAAGGGAAAGAAAGAGGAAGACGACGGCGACAAGGACCGCCGGCGCGGGGAAGGGATCGCCAGCCAGGGGGACTGATGACATCGCTCCTGGCCGCCAATACCACCCCCAGGGAAAAGGAAACCAAGTTCTACGGGGTCCTGGCTGAGTTGGTAGCCAGGCGGTCCAAGGAAGACTTGTTCTTCCTGGCCAAGTGGGTCCTGGGCGTGGATCGTGTGAAGGCCGGCCGCAGCAAGTTCGACTGGCACCATGAGGAGCTTTGCAAAGACCTCATATTCATGTCCAAGAAAAGGTTCGACGGGGCCAAACAAGGGTACGTGGTCCAGTGGCCCCGCGGCGTCATGAAAAGCACGATCACGACGGTGGCCTATGCGATTTGGATCCTGCTCAACGAACCCAACGTCCGGATCCTGATCGACTGCGAAACCGCCACCAAGGCCCTGAATTACCAGAAGGTCATCCGAGCTTACTTCGAGTCGGCCTTCTTTCAGGAGCTTTTCGGGGTTCTCTACAATCCCCGGACGGATTGGAACGACGAACGCATGTGCGTCCTGCGGACGGTGGCCGGGATCAAAGAGGCCTCCATCACCTGCGGCGGTGCGGAGAAGGACAGGACCGGCGACCACTACGACTACATCATCAGTGATGACGTGGTGGGCGAAACGAACAGCAAGACCGTGGAGCAGATCCAGAAGGTCATCAACCATGTGGGCCAGTACACGCCCCTCCTGGATTCGGATGGCCTCATCATCTTCTCCATGACGCGCTGGGCCTTCGGGGACTTGGGCGAGTGGATTGAACAGGAAGTGGCCGCGGCGGTCAGGGATTTCAGGCCGCCCCCCTTCGTCATCAACCGCAAGCCGGCCTACAAGGAAATCCCCGGCGGAGGGTTCGACGAGAACGCGATAGAGTTCTCCTTGCTCCACACCCGGGCGACCCTGCTCCACGCGCTCAACACCCTCAAGGCGTACCAGTTCTCCTGCCAATACCTGTTGAGGCCAGCCAGCCCCCAGGGGGCCAGCTTTCAGCACAAGTGGATCAAGTGGATCGGCCAGGACTGCGACGACATCCCCCTTGGCGGTTCACCCAGGGGCGCGAACATCTACATCACCTTGGACCCTGCCACGTCCAAGAAAGACAAGGCGGATTTTTCGGCCATCATCGTGGCCGCGGTGATGCCAGACTTCACCATCTACATCCTGGAAGTGATCCGGGGTCACTGGACGGGCAAGGAAATCTACGAAAAGCTGGACGCCCTCTGCATCACGTATTGGGACGCCGGCAAGCAGAACATCGCCATTGGCATGGAAACTGTCTTCAAGCAAAACGACATTTTCCTTGAAATCAAGATGCAGGCGCAGCTCCACAACCGCGTCTTGCCGATACGGCCCTTCAAGACTTCCCAGGCCAGCAAGGCCAACCGGATCCTGGGGCTTCAACCGCTGATGCAGGCCGGCCGTTTTTACATGCGGCGGCGGATCCAGGACAGCGTGTTTCTTGAAGACGAGATCGTGAAGTTCGATCCCAAGCGGATCGACAGCCAGAAGAACGATTGCCTGGACAGCGCGGCCTACTTGGTGGAGATGATCAACAAGCCCGACGATGTGAGGGCGGGCGATCCCTACGCGGCCGAGGACTGGAAAGAAAAGCTGGAAGAAACGAACAAGGAACGGAAGAAGGCCGGCTTCGCGCTTGAAAAGATACCGGACCAAGCCACCTTGAGGATGCTCAAGTGGCACAAGGTCCAGGAAGCCAGGGGCCGCCATCCAGGAGAAACGATCTTGCCTCTTAGCGTGGTAATGAGTCGATGAGCCTCTTGGACAAAGTGATGGGCAAAGCCAAACAGGCGGCCGGTCCTATCGGCCAGATTGTCCCGATGGGCCAGGACAATGAGGGCATCATCGTCCTTTCCAAGCAGGAACGCGGCACGCTCCTGGGCAAGCTGGAAAAGCTGAACCAAAACGGCATCCGCCGGCTCCGCGCCAAACTGGTCAAGTGGACCATGATCCGCAATTACCTTGGCGGAACGGACCACGCCACGGATCGGGGCACCAGGATCACGGCCGCCCAAAGGCTCCTGGGCCACACGTCGGACACCGGCAACGTTGACGAGGAACCCTACGTCAACAACGTCATGCTCCGAATCCACATGTCCAACATGCAGCGCCTTGGGCGCTTCATGCCGGAAATCGACGTGGACCCCAACGAAAACACGTTGGAGGACAAGAAGGCTTCCAAGAAGTGCAAGATTTTCCTGACGGACCTTTTGGACCGTCAAAAGTACAAGTCCAGGCTTCGCAGGAAGATGGACCGGACCATTGCAACGGCCGGTTCCTGCTACCTGAAAGTCACGATGGACCCCTATTCAGGGCAAGGGGAATCGCTTCCCAAACTGGATGAATTCGGGAAACAAATCGGGTGGGAAGACGACCCGGAGTACGAAGGCGAAGTGGTGCTGGGCGCTCCGCACCCCAAGAATATAGTTTTACCGGCGCACGCGGTCGATCTCGACGAAGCGGATTGGCTCATTGAAAACAACATACGGACCACGGAATACGTGCTTCGCCGTTACCACGAAACGGTGTCCCCGGAAATGATCAACACCAAGGACATCGAATGGTGGCGGCTCGGCAATGAGGCCGGCCGCGACGACAAAGAGGGTGTGAAGGACGACAACCTTTGTTTCGTCAAAGAAATCTGGCACCGGCGCAGCATCGAGTTCCCCCGCGGTGCGCACGTCATTTGGTGCGGAAGCCACATCCTGAAATGCACGACCCTGGATGACTTCTACCCGGATTTGCCTTACTACAAGGCCGAGTTCATCTACGACGACGAGGACCCGGACGGCGACACGCCTTATTGGCACATGATCCCGATGCAAAACGCCTTGAACAAGGTCGAGGCGGACGTGAAGCGGCACACGATCATGATGTGCAAGCCAAAATGGCAGATGCACGCGGAAACGACCCTTTCGGACCCCGACGGCATCACCAACGAGACGGCGCAGATCCTCCGGTGGACCGGGACGCAGTCCCCGGGCATCATCACAGCCCCCGAGCTGCCTGAAACGGTCTTCACCTGGCGCAACATGCTCCAAGACGAAATGATGAGCCTGGGCGCGGCCCACGATATCGCCCCCAAGCCAGGCCGCAGCGGTACGGCTATCGCCTACGAGCAGGAGCAGGACGATACGACCCTGGCCCCGACGATTTGGAGCATGGGCGTCATGCACGAAGATGCCCTTTCCTTCGCGGCCAAGCTTTGCAGCCAGTATTACTTGAAACCGCGTCGATTTGGGATGCGCGGCAAGGATGGGCGGCTCCAATCGGCGGTTTTCAGCGGTGAGGACCTGAAAGGCAACTTCAAGGTCCATGTCAACATGCAATCGGGTTTGCCGGCCAACAAGATCGCCCGCCAGCAGCTCATTGTGCAGCTCGTCAACCAGCAGATCATTACGCCCCAGCAGGCCCAACAGTTCTTCGAGTTCGGGCAACTGGACGAGGCCACCCACCGGATCGTGGTCATGTTCGAGGCGGCCCAACGGATCGTCGAGAACATGGAAGACGGCAACCCGTACTTGCAAATGCCGGCCATGCCCTTCCACGATTACCCCGTGGTCATGAACGAGCTACGGACGGCCATGCAAAGCGACTATTTTGACTGGCCGCCTGAGATTCAGCAGCAGTTCCAGGACGCCATGCTGGACGTGATGAAAAAGATGCAGCCCGCGGTGCCCCCTCCGATGCCTGGGGCCCCTGGCGCGAATGGACCGGGGAAGCCTGGCTTGCAGCCTCCCGCCCAACCACCTGTGGTACCCCCGGGCGTGCCTGGGATGCAGGGCCAGGGCCCCGGTCAACAGCCACTTGGGCCGCCGACGGGCCTTTTTGAAATTCCAGGGATGGGCGAGGAACCGCGTCCAGCCCCACAACTGAAAGCAGGGGTCTGATATGCTTCCTCCGTCAATGGGCGTCCCGTCTTCCAGCCCGACCGCGCCACCCGCGCAAGCCTCCCCGGGCGTGGCCGCCCTACAGGCTGCCCGCCAGCAGGGAGCTCCGCCGCTTCAAGACGGGGAGCAACAGAACCCCGTTGGCACCGAGAAGCGGACCAAGGAAGTGTTTTTCTCCAAGGACATGCTTGGGGACTTCAAGCCCAAAAAGGGGGACAAGGTGCAGATGACCGGCACCGTGACCACCACCGGGATCGACATCGGTGTGACCCCTGAAAAGGTTGGCCCTATCAAGGGCGACAAGGAGGAGGAAGACGAGTTCGACCCCGACCTTGACGATGATCTTGGCGACGAGACTCAAGCGAGTTCCCGTCCTGAGCCGCAGTTGTAACAGAACCAAGACCACAATCGGACCTGGGGCCGTTTCCCCTTGTAGTGGAGGTAAGTGATGGCAGCAGGAGCGCCACCGGCCGCGAAAGATGCGGTCACAGATTTAATGAAAGGCCTCAAGGGACAGTTCAAGGACGCTAAGGGTTTTGGTGAGGGAGCCGCCGACACCGACGATCCCACGCCTAGCGCCGATCCTGACCTTGATGACGAGATTGGCGGAGATCCCGAGCCCGAGGGGGGAGAACCCGAAGGCGGAGAACTCGAAGTTGATCCCGGCGAAACATCCGAGGGCAAGGCCGCTTTAGACGGCGACGGAAAAACGGTGGATGCCGCCGAAAAGGCATTAGCCGCCGAAGACGCCTTGCTCTTGGAAGGTGAGAAAATAATCAAGCAAGGCAAAGGGTCTTTCATTTCCCAGGCCTCTTTCCTGAAACGGTTGAAACGAGAAACCGCCAAGGTGAAAGAGATCGAAGCGAAATTTAAGCCCTTTGTCGACAAGGCTTCTGAATACGAGCATTGGGACAAGTTCGCCAAAAACTACCGGGAAGCGTCGGCCTTTGTCGAAAAGATAAGGCCGCTTTACGCCTCCGATCCGTGGCTGGCTCAGATCATCACGGACCGGATGGAAGGCAGACCGGTGGATTGGGCGAAAATGACCAACGTACTGAAGCCCTTCCTTGCACCATTTTGGGATGGCGTTGCCGATCCGGTGGCGGCCGATCCTGCGGTAGCAGCCATGCAAAGGGCCGAGGCCGTGGAGAGGCAGCTTGCGGAAATGAAGCAGGGCCAGCTCACGCAACAGCAAAAGCAGCAAGAACAGCAATTAAGCCAGCAGACCCAAGAACGTTACCGGACCGCTTATTCTTCGAGTGAAAAGGCCGTTTGGGAAAAGTGGAAGGGTTACAAAACCGACTTTTATCGGAACCTTCTCTTTGACCGGGCCGCCGTCATTCAAGAGCAGCTTCCACCGGATAGAATCGTCGATCTCACGAAAGTGGCGGCGGAAATTTTCGGGGAATTTGAGAAGCAGAAAACGGCGTCCTCCTTGGCCGCACAAAAGGCCAGGGAAAGAACCCGCCGAGCGGCGGGCGAAGGTGGCGGTGGGCTCCCTGGCTCAACCTTGCCCCCCGAACCGGCTCCTGCAAAACCACTTAGCATCCGCGATCAAGTCAAGAAGCGGATCATGTCGGTGGCAGGAGCTAAGTTCGACGATTAGGGCACTTCAACGAGGCTCCAATGACCACTCAAGATGTCGCTGACGCGGTTCTCAAGACCTTGTACGAGGGCGAAGGGGCGCATGAACAGATGCGTGACTTCAACCCGACCCTGAAACTGTTCGAGCCGACTTCGGATCACATCGAAGGCGGACGCACCATCAACTTCCCCCTGCAACAGCAATACCAGCAGGGCATCGGTGCGCGGTCCGAAACCCAGGACCTGCCCATCCCCGGAAAGAGCAACTACGTTGGCTGCAACTTCCCGCTGATGAAGCTGTGCTTTTCGGTGCAGATCACGACTTCCGCCTGGAAGAAAACCAAGCAGAAGGGCGTCGGCGCTTTCGTGGACTTGCTTTCCGAGCAGGGCGCGGACGTGCTGGGCGGCCACTACCGTGACCTAAACATGCAGCTCCACATGGCCGGCGTCGGCCTGCGTGGCACCCTCAACGGCGCTGTCCTGGCCGGCCAGAACGTCACCATCGTCATGTTCGACGTGCGGTGGATGATGGAAGGCATGCTCATCGACATCTACCCTGCGGGCACGGCTGCGGCCACCACGTCGGGGAATCCGGTCGGTGTGCCCATCCAACAGAACGTGGCCGTCACGTCGGTCCTGCCCCTCCTCCTGGAGATCACGGTGGACGAGCTGGACCAGAACCTTGCCTCCGGTGTGGAAATCTTTCGCGCCGGTGACTTGGGCCAGGAAATCACTGGCCTGCAAGGCTTCGTCAACAACAGCACCGGCCCGGCCAACATCCAGGGCCTCAGTTCGGTCACCTTCCCGACCTGGAACAGCAACGTCCTGGCCAACGGCGGAACGGCCCGTGACCTGTCCCGCAATCTGGTGGACCTGGCCATGCGGGCAAGCCTGGGCGTGGACCAGCGGCGTTTCGACGTGGCCATTTGCGGCCTCGTCCAAGCCCGCAAGTACGCGCAGCTCATGACCATCAAGGACGAATACGAGAAGTCCGACAAAGGGGGCAAGATCACCCTGGACGCGGGCTACGAATACCTGAAAATCTTCAACAAGGCCCTGATCGAGGACCCGGACTGCCTGGACGACAGGATCTATTTCCTGCGTTCCAAGGGCGTGCTGAAAATCTGGCAGCTCGGCAAACCGGAGTTCGTGTACAGCCCTGACGCCAAGCACATGTGGTACAGGCTGGAAGGCAAGCCCTTCTTCCGGGCCGACGGCGAATACTTCTGCCAGTTCGGTGGCTACCGTCGCAACAACCAAACGGTCCTGGAGGACCTGAACACGGTCGGCTAAGTTTCAACCGGGATTGCCGCCTCTGGATGGTCCAGGGGCGGTACTTCGCGGGCCTTGTTTCGAGGAAACCATGAAAAAGCACCTTTCTTTGGTGGTCGCGGCTTTCCTGGCGGTGTTCGCTTTCGCCAAGATGGCCACGTCCAGCCCCATCAACGAGTTCGTCAACTTCCCGGCCGGTTACGGCTCATCCATGCTGATGATCAATCACAGCGTCGTGGGCTTGGGCCGCTATCCGGGCTCCAACGCCTGCGTCAGCATTCCATTCACCACGGATGTCAACCTCACCTACGGTCAGCCGGTGGTCATCACGTCTTCGACGACCAACGGCATTTCCGTGTCCGGGACTTCCACCCTGGGCGATACCAAGGTGATCGGCTTCGCGGTCTTTCCTTCGCCGTACAGCTACACATGCAACACCTGCACGGCGTCGGGATCAGTGGTCTACACGGCACCCGCAGCGGCCGGAGGCGTTACCATGGTGGTCCAGGTGGCGGTTCAGGGCGTGATCTTGGCCCAAACCGGCGTGAACGTGACCAAGGGCGACATCCTCATTAATTCGGGGACGGCCGGCCTACTCACGGAATCGTCGGCGGCCACGGCCACGGCGATGGATCTCACCAACACGTCTGCGGCGGTGGCCATCGCCTTGCAGACCGTCAGCCAGGTCGCATCAGGAACGGCCAACCTGAACGTCCCGGTCCTGATCCTGAAATAACCGGGAACGCCTCATTCTAAGGAGGCCTTGTGGCCTTTGCAGCAAACACAGCCCAAAACGTCACCTTCCCGTTGATCAAGGTTTTCCAGATCACGGGGGGCGACAGTGCCGCCCATGCGATCCCGCACGGGTTCGGCAAGGTGCCGCTGGCCTGGATCGTGCCCGTTGGAGCTACCAACACGGCGCAGATCACGGCCATCGACGCCACCAATGTCACGGTGAACGTGTCGGCCGGTACGGCGACATTGTTCATCAGCCCGGAAACGAACTAATGGCCGAGCCGCTTGACAACCCGAGGGCGCTTCGGGAATCAAACCGGCGCTGGGAATACGATCGGCGCAACAAGGGCGTCGATCAGGCCATGCTCAACATGCAAGCTCGCAACGCTGCTCGTCGTGAGTCCGACCGGCGGGCAGCGGAACGAAAAGCCACAGATGAAATCGTGAACGCCACGGATCGCGCATTACGCAAAAATCCAAGGCTGTTCAATTCTGCTCATTTCAGTGGAGAAGACTGACATGCCCCCTATCATCAAAGACCCGAACCGCCTGGTGCTTTTGGCGTACCCACGCTCCCAGGACGGATACAGCGACCCATCGAAGAAAGAGCCGAATCCGGCTCCCGAGGAATGCCGCCTCAAGGCCAACAACGCCTACTTCACCATCCCCTTCGGCGGCGTCAGCACGGTTCCGATCCCCTACCGTCTCGCCAAGTACCACATCAGTTCGATGCGGTTTTGGGGCAAGGACGGCGGCGGCGGAAACGGCATCACCCTGGAGATCCGGGAGATCACGGCCGGTGCTTTGGCCGACGCTCCCCCGCCCCCTCCTTTCGACATCAAGACGGCCACCTATGGCGGCCTGGTTGTGGAAGCCGAAAGGTTAGGCTTGAAAGTTGAGCCCGGAGCCAACCTTGAGGACCTCAAGGCGTTCATCAAAGCCAAGAGCAAGTAATTCTCGGCTAGGGGTCGTCAATGCCGGAAACTTACGGTAACTTTCGGTCGGAAGTGTGGGAATCTCTGGAGAATGATCCGCGTTTTGAGATCTCTCTGGATAAAGCCTGCAACCGCGGCATTGACGAAACCTTGGCCGAATCCAACTACGGCAATTTTGAGTTCACAACGCCGTCCGTGGCCACGCAGGAGGTTTATCAACTTCCTGAAGAAATGATCTACGTGAACCACGTCACCTACGACAATATTCCGCTGATGCGGATGACGCTGGAAGAATTGCTTGAACGCAAGGCCATCCTCCGCACCAGCTTGGTTTACTACCATTGGCCCTTGAATTTCTTGGTCAAGGAGAACCAGGACCTTTTGCTTTCGCCGCCATCCAGCGACAGCGGACGCACCATCACCGTGTATGGGACGGTGAAGTATCCTGATTTGAAAGGCGTCCCCGATCCTGTCACGGGTCTTGACGATCTTTTGAATCCCATGCCTTTAAGGCGGCTTTACACCAATGCCGCCTACCACTACGCCCGATATTTCCTGTTGCAACAGGACGGACAGGATGAACGGGCCGCGCAAGAGTACAAGCTGTTTGAACATGAAATAGGAAAGTCGAACCGCCGACTTCGCGGCAACGCCAAAGACAAGGTGAGGAGAATAGTATGAAGAAGATCATGTTCCTTCTGGCTCTGACTTTTGCCCTGGCCGGCGGATTGAAGGCCGACAACACGGCTCCCCAATTTCAGATCATGGGGCCTGTTTCGTTGACGGTCCTTTCATCGACCGCGACAACGATTTCCTTGACCAATTCGGCCAAGTGCCCGAATTGCAAAATCGCGGTGGCCGTCTTTGCTGCGGCTACCGGGGGCGCGGTGGCCTTCGATTTCGGGAACATCGCCGTGGGCCGATCCGGCGGTACTCCACCCACTACCTTGACCTCTTTGCTAGGCCCTCATAACGCCCAGCCAGGGACGACAAGTTGGATCTACGGGCCGTTTGCCCCTGGGACGGACATGTTCCTTGTGGGGACCACCACCACAGCCAACGTTCTTTTACGACTGGACATGGTGCCGTGATCCTACTCCGTAATATGTTACGGAGTATCCGCCTAACCTGGATCGACTTCTGGGCGGTCCTGGCCCTGGTCGTTCTGGCCGGGCAGGACCACCCATGACCCGCCTTCCGCGCTTCACCTTCGCCCTCTTAGCGGCCTTGCTCCTGCTGTCTATAACCCCGGTCATGGCCCGGGCCGCAATCGCCGTCGAGGTGACCCCCGTCACGAAGTCCGGGTCTTCCGTTGCTGGCGCTACGCTATTCCATTCCTTTTCATCCGCCAACGATACCAACGGCCTTATCGTCGTGGCCG